CGCCATGAACCTGCGTGACGCTCGGCTAGAGAAAAACATCGAGATCGCTTCCCTTGAGCTTCACTGCGCCCAGACTCCAGACGAACGCCGGACAGCATGGGAGCGCATGCGCAGCCTGATCTCCCAACGCTCGCCTGAGCGGGTGCGGGAGATTGCGGACCAGAAGGCCGGTAAAGGCTAGACGAATAGCCGCGTAAGCATTACAATAATATCTCGCGCTTACTGGACATTACATGTACGCCAAAATCTTCACGTCGATCTACCAAGGAACGTTGCGAGGGGATACGTACGGCCTTGTGGTGTTCACCAATTTGTTGGCCCATGCGGACGCGGAAGGATGGGTAGATATCCACCCGAAAGCGATTGCCGAAGAAGTCGGCTTGACTGTCGAGCAGGTAAGAAAGGCGATTTCAGCCCTTGAGGCTCCCGACCCAGAATCACGCAGCCCAGAGGAAGAGGGGCGCAGGATCGTGCGTCTGGACGAGCATAGGGACTGGGGTTGGCGGATCGTCAACCATGCCAAGTATCGCTCTATCCGCAACGAGGAAGAGCGCAGGGAGCAGAACCGCCTAGCCCAACAGCGCTGGCGAGAGAAGAATAAGCCTCCCGTAAGCACGAGTAAGCACGATAAGCCCATACAGAAGCAGAAGCATATACATAAGCAGGAAGATCAAAAGACTGCGCCCAAGGGCGATCTTCTTGTGGGGATCGAGCCTGAAATAGCAGCCGATTTCAAAGCGCTGCGAACCAAGCTCCGCGCTCCGATCACGGCGACCGCCATGAAGGGCATCCAGCGGGAGGCCGACAAGGCCGGAGTATCCCTGCAAGACGCTCTGCGGATCTGCTGCGAGAACAGTTGGCGCGGCTTCAAAGCCGAATGGTTTGAAAACCTATCAAGGAAATCCAATGGAACGCATCAACCCCGCGAAAGCGCTTCGGGACGTGCAGAACGCCTCGGAAACGAACACCTTGCCCGAATCGAGGAAGCCGAGAGACGCGGCAATGATCCGCTTCTGGCAGCGCATGGCAGCGATTTACGGCCATAAGTGGACCTCCGCCTTTGGTGACTCGCCGTTCAACGATCAAGGCGTGATGACCATTGCGGGCGATACGTGGCAGCGTGGGCTTACGGGAATCTCCGAGTCTGCCATTGCCAAGGGACTGCAAGCCGCTTTGACCAGTGCGGACGGATGGCCCCCGACGCTTCCTGCTTTCCGTGCGCTGTGCTTCGATATCCCGGCCTTCTCGGTTGTGCGCCGCGAAGCCTGCGGGATCAACCGGAGCGGGTTCACGACGGTTGCGCTTAGTTTTCTCGACCTGTACCGGTGGAAGCATACCGACCAGGACAAGGCGGATCGCCTATTGCGCGAGGCTTACGAGGAAGCCGTGGTGTATGTGGTCGAAGGCGGGGAATTGCCCGAGCCAACGCTTGCGCTTCGGAAGGAACTTGGCGCGAAGCCGTTTGAACAGGCCAAGACACCTGAGGAAGACGCGGAAGCAGCCCGCAATGCCAAGGCGGCGATTGAGGAACTCAAGGCCCGATTCTGCCAGCCCGAGGAATCCGGCATAGACGGAGAAGGGCTGTACCGGCAGGGTATTGCCTGAAATAAGAAACCCCCGCGACATGGCAGTGTCCGAGGGCGTGGCAGTTGGACCGATCAACTACGAGGTAAGTATGTCATATCAGGATTTCATCGCAACAAAGCGGCACCTAACCGGGGACTTCGGTTTTGAGCCGGAATGGATGCCAGAAGGGGGCTTCGATTTCCAAGAGGCCATCATTGGTCGTTCCGTTCGCAAGGGCCGGATCGGGGTGTTCGCGGATACCGGGCTTGGCAAGACTCTGATCCAGTTGGCGGTCGCGTACAACATCGTCCGCAAGACGAACCAGCGCGTGCTGATTCTGACCCCGTTGGCGGTGGCGTTCCAGTTCATCGACGAGGCAACCAGGATCGGTATTGACGACATTGCTCATTCGAGGACTGGCGAACTTGAGGCCAAGATTGTCGTGTGCAACTACGAACGCCTGCATCTGCTGAACCCGGCTGACTTTGTGTGCGTGATGCTGGACGAATCGAGCATCCTGAAGAACTTCAACGGCAAGATACGGGACCAGATTGTCGCGTTCATCAAGCAGGTTCGGTACCGCTATCTAGCAACGGCTACACCCTCGCCTAACGATTTCATCGAGCTAGGGAACAGTTCTGAGGCGTTGGGCTACATGGGCTATATGGACATGCTCTCCAAGTTCTTCAAATCGAACCAAGGGAGTGCGGACAGCAACAACCGAAATATCGGGGAAAAGTTCTACCTGAAGCCACACGCGGAGAAGGACTTTTTCGCTTGGGTCAATCAGTGGTCGATCATGGTCAAGAGGCCTTCTGACCTTGGATTCAGCGATGCGCTACATGTCTTGCCGGAACTGAAAACCATATCGCACGTTGTCGAGAATTATTCGCCATTCGTCATCAACGGGCAGGGATCTCTGTTCACGGTTCAAGCGCAAACGATGACTGAGGTTCGGGAAGAGCAAAAACTTACTGTTCCATTACGATGCGAAAGGGCGGTCGAACTTGCGGCGGGGAAAACGTCAGTCTACTGGTGCAACCTGAATGACGAGAGCGCGCTTCTGGCTGAAATGGACAGGGATGCCGTCGAGATTCGCGGCGATATGAGCCTTGACCAGAAGGAGGAGTTACTAGTTGCGTTTGCGGATGGGCAGATAAAGCGGCTGGTAACGAAGGCGCGCATGACTGGCATGGGCCTGAACTGGCAGCACTGCAACCATACAGTCTTTTTCCCTACTTGGAGCTACGAACAGTATTACCAAGCCATCCGGAGATTCTGGCGTTTCGGGCAGAAGCATCCTGTGACGTGCGACGTCGTGGTATCGAGCGGACAGGAGCGCGTGCTACAGGCGCTTCAGGAAAAGACCGCGAAGGCGATCGAACTCTATGAAAACCTGGTCGCCGCTGCGAACCAGAAGTTCACTCACGTCATCAAGCCATTCGACAAGGGACTAGACTGCCCTCCATGGTTGTGATGTAATACGCCACGTATTACATGCGAGAAACCGATATGAGCAAGCGGGAAAGGATGGGGAAAGATCACCCTCTATTCAATGGCGGGAAGACCAAGGATGCAAACGGATATGTTGTCCTGTCGTCAAAGATTCACGGAGAGAATGCGGGCCGCCGTGAGCATCGCGTTGTTATGGAGGCTCATCTTGGGCGGTCGCTTTCGATTAGCGAGATCGTTCACCACAAGAACGGCATCAAGAGCGACAACCGGATCGAAAACCTAGAAGTAATGGGACGCAAGGAGCACAACAGGCAGCATGCGCTTGGTTCCGAGCTTTCATGCTCCGCTTGTGGCGCTAAAAGATTCTACTCTCCAGCCATCGCCAAGACCTTGAAAACCCCTTACCTGTGCAGGAATTGCTATCCAGAGCGCCGATGGGAGGGGAAGCACCCTCTATCAAAGATTTCAAAGGGCGACGCGAACGCAATACGGGCTAGACGTTCATCCGGTGAACGAGGAAGGGACCTAGCCAAAGAGTATGGCGTAAGCGAATCAACTATCTGCGACATCATAAAATTTAGGAAAAACAAATGACCTGCAAAGACCAGACAAGAACCGATCAGTACTGGATTGTGAATTCAGATTGCATGGAAGTCCTGCCGACCATGCCGGCCGAATCTGTAGACCTTTCGATCTATTCCCCGCCGTTCGCTGGCCTGTACAACTACAGCAGCAGCGAGCGAGACTTCTCGAATTGCGAGAACAAAGAGCAGTTTCTTGAGCAGTACGATTTCTTGATTGCTGAAATGGCCCGAGTCACAAAGCCTGGACGCATCAACGCTGTGCATTGCACGGACGTTTTCGACAATTCATGCAGGCTTTGGGACTTCCCGCACGAGGTCATTCGCCTGCACGAGAAACATGGATTCCAATACCGCAACCGCATCACGATTTGGAAGGAACCTTTGAAGGTTCGCATGCGCACGATGGTCAAAAGTCTCATGCACAAGCTGATTGTCGAGGATTCTACGCAATGCTTCACGGCCATGCCTGACTATGTGCTGATCTTCACCAAAAAGGGCGACAACGCTGTGCCCGTTACGCATCCGAACGGATTGACCAGGTACTTTGGCGATACGCCGATCCTCCCGAATATCCTGAACGCATGGAACAACGCCAATGAATCGAAACTCACGGCCCCCGAGCTTTGGGAATACCTGAAGTCGAACTTCGCCGTTCACGATGATCCGAAAAGCAACAAACTGTCGCACTACATCTGGCAGCGATACGCTTCGAGCGTCTGGGATGATATCCGCATCGACAATGTTCTCCCATTCCGCGATAGTCGAGAAGAGGACGACGAGAAGCACGTTCACCCGCTGCAACTCGACGTGATTGATCGGCTTGTCGAGCTTTATAGCAACCTTGGCGAAGTTGTCCTTACGCCATTCATGGGCGTTGGCAGCGAGGTCTATAGTCCGGTATCGCTTGGCCGCAAGGCTATCGGAATCGAGTTGAAAGACAGCTACTACAAGCAGGCTTGCTTGAATCTTGAACTGGCTGAGAAGCGATTCGCAGAGGAAGCATTTTCGCAACAGGACAGGTTGCTATGAATGACGCAAGTAAAGCCACAAATACCCGCCCGCACATCCATTCAGCACATGGCCTGACGCTGTATTGCAAAGGCTGCGATGAATGGTTATTGACCAGCGAGTTCTACACTCGATCCTGCGATAATCGGCGGAACATGATCTGGTTCTCACAGTGCAAGCTATGCACAACTGCCAGGACACGCGCTAGGCGCAGGGCCAAGCAATGAACACCACCCGCCAAAAAATCATCTGGCTACTGCAACACGCGGAACTGACCGTGCACCAGCTTTCGCAGTCCTGCGGATGCTCGGTATCGCGGGTCCGGCATGTGCTGGGCTACATCGGCGCAAGCGTCATCAGCGCGCAGAAGGGGACCGGAGGAAGGCCTTGGAATGTCTACACCCTCCGCTGACCTTGCCGAAATCGCGGGGAAGGTGGACGAGATTGTGCGGGACTTGCAGGCGGAGCGCGAACAGCGTCGGCGCAAGTTCCCCGTAGGCACGCAGAGCCTTTTGACGATACAAAAGGTCTTCGGAGAATCAGCGCGAATGCTGTACGTCGAAGAGAACGGATACCGATACGGGAGAATGCCAACATGACCCAAGCCAGAACATTCAACGCAGACCTGCGCCACCATACGCCAGTCGGGAATATTTACTCCGATCCTGCATCCGTCGCGCTGACCGTGCGCCATCGGCTGCGAAGCGTCGGAGGCGATACCGCGCACGTCGTGGTATTCGTCGCAAAGGAACAGATATTCGCCCCTGCGGCCACGAGCAAGGTAGTGCGGTGGCTGGGAGCGGATGCGATCATCGGCAC